TGATAGGAAACCAACAGGAAACCAAAAGGGAAACTCGATTGATAAAACTATCGAATACGGCTCATGGACTTTTAAGCCATTACGATACAGGTAGTTATTCGGCGAACGCATATTATAAAAATACGATTAATAATTATCTTCGTGAGAATTGGTTTGGTTTTCGGGATAAAAGAAACCGACTTGTTTATACCAGTGAAAAGGAAACTTGGCACAAGCGAGGTAAACAATTAAGCCACGCCGTAAGTTTTATTAAAGCGAACGCAAGGTCGAGCAATTTAGATTCGGGGACAAAGTTTGCCATGATGTTAAGTTATCAGATTGATATTGCGAACGCCTACATGAACTTAATAACTACGGGTATATATAAATTGTCAGTTTTAAAGACTGAAAATCTTGAGATGAGACGAAAATATAATACCTTTGCAGAAATTGGTTATCCGACTATATCGGAGTACGCCGAGGTTCTCGATACAAAAAGAAAACAAGATTGGCGAGAATTGGATTGGCAAGAGTTATGTATGAATACTGATTATAGTTATGAACATAATAAAACTGCAATAGGTCGATTAAGTAATTTGACACTCTTGCACCAAAGTCTGACCAAAGGGGGTAGCGTGGCATATTACCGCGATTTAGCAGACATGAAACGAGGGCGTGAGATTGTAACCACCTTTGGAAAATATTTAGCGAGGTTTAGGGATTTTTTAGGACTGAACGAAAAACAGATTAAAGAACTCGCAGATAATTATTTAACCCAACACGCTGGATTTAACGATTTAACACTACATTATATTGACGGCAAGTGCGATAACAATCAGGAATCAGTAGACGAGCAACAGGATAAATGGTTCAACGCCTACCACGAGGACAATCAGAGCGACCGATACGAGCGTTGTCACTCATGTATGACTAATAAGGTCGCTATTAAAGTTTACGCAAATCCGAAGTCTGTTTTGAAACTCGCAGTCTTAAAAGATGAAAAAGGATATATTCACGGGCGTTGTATTGTTCGTGATGATGAACATAAAGGTTATATCAGGTTATATCCCCACGCGAGTGAGTCCAGACTAGGTAATTTTCTAAAACAAAAATTGTCAGCAGACGGATATACCGACCGCGTGAACCTAAACGGCGTTTATCTTGACGGCAAATGGCTATCAGAATATGACTGTTATCGAGTGCCATATATTGACGGGCAGAGCCATGATGAATTGGGCGAAAAATGGTGCTATGCAGTAGAGGAGACCATAAACGACCGAGACTATTTACACATTGAATCAGACGATGAAACGGATTTTTATCTTGAGAATACCAACGGGCGTTCATATCAGGACGAGGACGAAGATGAAGAAGATGACAATTACACTTACTGCGAACATTGTGACAATTCAATACACGAAGATGATGTCCACTATATAGGAGATGAAAGACTATGTAGTTCGTGTTATGACGATGTAGCCGTAGAGGTTATGACTTGTCGACTTGATACAATAAATGGTGTTCATTCTGAACAGTCGCGTGACGATAATGGATTGCCTATATACGAGGGCAGAACATTTCCTGAAGATGCACATAAAAATTCATCTAATGTATTTAAGATTGTTGATTCATATAAAGATGAAAGTTATGTTCTCATCGATTCACTATTGGACGATAAACAATTCGATTTATATATGAATATCATGGGATATGTCAGACCTTTATTTATGAACCCAAGATTCGATTCGTTACAAGATCCATTCATTCGTTATTTTAGTGACGATGATTTTGAATACCACACAAATGAGTTTTCAACTCGATTCAACGGATTGAAATATTGGACAAAATCTCATGATTTATTATCGACTGAATTTGGTTGGGTAATGACTGAAAAGACTTACAAAATATTTTTGGATTTAGACTATTCAATTAGACGACCAAAGATTTTTGTTGGGGAAGAATATAACAAGGTATGCAAGATGTTAGGAGTTAAAAATATTTTACCTACAGATTTTGTTAAGGTTACATTTAATACTTATGTTACACCTGACGATATTCTCGTTACAAAACCGATTAAAGAACTCGCAGATAATCAATATTTATACAGGGGTAAACCTAGAAAAATTACCCATGTTCACAAAACAAGGGTTAAGACCTTACCTGACGGCACTACTTGTCAGATTGATAACCCTGATTTTATTTACTTACCATAGGAGATTTTTAATGAGTTACGATATTTTTGATACAAAAGTAACAGATGTAAAGATTGAGAATAGAGGGGATATTGTTAGTGATGACAATACCAATCCTGAATTTATAGATATATGCACTATTTATTCATACCGCCGAGAACATGAGAGCAAAGGCGAACAGGCGTTTATTGATAGATACATGAAAGACTTTACGCCTATCAAATCTAAACGCGGTGAGATAATGGCATACAAGTATGACAACGCGAACCAAAAGTCTGACAATAATATATGTTGGGCAAGTCATATCGATACAGTTCATAGAACCGAACCTGAACGAATAAAGCAAGATGTTTATATTGATTCACTCGGCACTGCGTTCGTTGATACACAACAGGATTGTCTTGGTGCAGATGACGGGTCGGGCGTATGGCTTATGTTGGAAATGATAAAAGCCAATGTATTCGGTACTTATATATTTTTCCGAGGTGAAGAACAGGGTTGTATTGGCTCATCATGTTTGGCTGAAGAACAGGAAGATTATTTTAAGTCCTTTACTCACATGATAAGTTTAGACCGCATGGGTTGTGATGAAGTTATTACTACTCAACACTCGTCACAATGTTGCTCGGATAAATTTGGTAAAGAGTTTGCAAAGATACTCGGCATGGGATTCAAAATATCCCCGAAAGGTGTCTATACGGATTCTGCTGAATTTACTCATCTCATACCCGAATGTACCAATCTTGGCGTGGGATATATGGCACAACATTCGCACCGCGAAACTCAAGACCTTAACTTTCTGGTTAAGCTACGGGATAAACTTGTGAGTGTTAATTGGGCGACCGCACCTATATCCGCCACTCGTAAACCCGAACCTAAATACTCTTATCGCAGTGGCGTGGGCGGTTGGGGGTTAGCTGATGATTGGGATTATGAAGATTATCGAGGGGGCAATACCGCCATATACGACTACGAGGAGTTCGCATATATGTCGACCGCAGAAGTCGAGAAAGCTATCAAAGACTATACGCCGACCGAGATAGCCGACCTTGTGAAGTTCATGGCAGAAGATGTTGTTGCCATACGAGATACAGGGGGGTATGACTATTGATTGCCTATATAGTATTCATATTCGTTTTAATCCTACTGTTCACGGGCGTATTGTTCTACGCCTTGGGCGGTGCAATACTTGTGTATGTTGCATGGGTATTGATACAGTCCACAAAATAAATACATAAGCCACAACACCACGCGACCATAGACGAGCGATTAGTCGACCATAGGGTAATACCTATGGTTAGGTTGTGTTGTTTAAATCGCATAGCGGTCGATTATGGGCGTTTATTTTTTGCCATTGACCTTGATATGACCTTGTTTGACCTTATTTGACCAATTCACTCAATTTTTCCTAACACTCGACCAGTGATATGAAATCCGCCGCCGAAACCTAAAACTCAAAATTTCTCTTGAAAAAATATAATCTAAAGTGGAAACCAAAAGGGAAACCAAAAGGGAAACCAAGATAAATGGAAACCTAAATGGAAACCTAAATGGAAACCTAAAGGGAAACCTAAAGGGAAACCTAAAGGGAAACCTAAAGGGAAACCAATCCGTCGATCGACTTGTAATACATGTAATACAATATTTGACACAATTAGAAACTAGGAGTAATGTTTTAGATTCGTTTTATTTTTAATTAGAGAGGAAACAACATGAACTATGAAACTATTGAAGTAAGGCACAAGAAACGCAATTGGTATTTACTAGGGTTGTTGCTTGGGTTCGCACTTGGATTTTTAACTAGGGAGGTATTAATATAATGGTGGCAGATAAAATTGTAGCGTGGGAAATAGTTGGGTATACCAATGACGGCCAAATAGTTAATCTATCCGAATGTCCTAATAATGTAGCAACTACAGTCGACAATTGGATTTCTGAATTAGAATCAGACCCAGATATAACTCGAGATGATTATATCTATCGAGACTATAATAAAAAGAGGAGAGCGTAGATGGACAAGACCCTTATGGCAGTAAGAGAAGCTAGTATATCTATAGCTTGTCTTTTAGACGAGCCTACAAAAGTTACAGTTAAAGATTTAGAACACTTACAAAATCAAATAACTGTAATTGAGAATTTTTTAGACCCATTTACTATTAAAGAATTAGAGGAGAACTAAGATGAGTACAGGTTACAAAAGGTTTAGCGTTATCATTGATGTAAAACTTGATGATAAGAAGTATGAAAAGGTATCAAATTGGGAGGGCATTGAACCTGTTGATTTTGTTCGTTCAGTAATACAAGACCATGCGGAAGATAGGGGATTATTAGTGAACATAAATGTAGTTGAAAGTGATAACCCGCTCGTTGATAGACTAATGGAAACCCGCGAAAAGATTATGAAAGACGACGCGTTTAAAGAACTTGAAGACGAGATTATATCTAACAGTAAATTTTGTATAGGAGGTAATTGTGAAGACTGAGGGATTGGTAGAAAATTGGACGGGCAAAGTAAGTAACTTTTTAGTGGGTAAAACTGTTAAACATATTAGATATATGACTGCCGAAGAAGTAGATGACTTGGGGTGGACTAAAGCTAATATCGTTATAGAATTTACTGACGGGCATTGGATTGTTCCTATGATGGACGACGAGGGTAATGACGCGGGTGCATTGTGGACTTCCGAGGGGAATAAGTTAAGTATTATCCCTGTTATATCGAGGGGGTATTTATGACACCTGAAAAGAAAGTTAAAAACAAAGTGGTGAAGATATTAAAAGCGAACGACTGCTACCACTTTTACGCGTCAACAGGGGGATATGGTTCATCGGGTGTGCCTGATATTATCGCCTGTTATAAAGGAATGTTTTTAGGTATTGAGTGTAAAGCTAATGGCAATAAACCAACGGCACTTCAAAATAGAAACCTATCCGAGATAAGAAAGGCGGGGGGATATTCAATGGTCATTGACGAAACCGACCTAGACGCATTAGAATTATTTTTTAAAACGCAAGACATAAATTTATTAAGAGGGTAAATACATGAGAGCTAATTTAAAAGACGATCCCGTCGACAGACCCAAACACTACACTATGACAAAGTTTGAAGTCATAGATGTATTGGAAGAGTTTTTTCCGCAAGACCCTTTGTTGTGGCAATGTGGCAAATACCTGATGAGGTGTAAACATAAGGGAAACCCAATTCAAGACCTAAAGAAAATGATATGGTATGCCCAAAGGCAGATAAAATCATATGAGGATAAAGGCGTTGAGTGACTTTACTCATGCCCTACTAGATGACGAGGGCGAGATTATCAGGAAGTATAGGTGGAGTAAAAGTGAAGCAAAGTGGTTTACTGAAAATCATTTTCAGGGTAGGATAGTAAGATTAAAGCAACCGAAACCAACACAACAAGTCTCACAATACGAATTAGCGTTTGATAATTGTGAAGAATGTTTATTTTAAACGAAAGGAAAGTAAGTGAAAGTGGCATATACCGAAGAAGAAAAGAAAAAGATTATAGAAAGAGCAGAAGATTATATGAATAGGAAACCAGACACTACAAGAAATAAGGTAGCTGTATATTCAGGAGTAGCTATTACTGTATTGGAAAGGTGGGGAGTTGTCCTACCTAAACCTATAACTGCAAAACAAAGAATGAGAAAAAGTCCGTGGACAAAGGGTCATATGGTATGAGCATGGGTGATGAAGCAGATGTTGCCAATGAGGAAGTTCAAAAGCAATTAGACGCTACACTTAAAAGTGTGAATACAGAAGTGCCTGATAACGATACGGGTAAATGCGTTTGGTGTGAAGAACCCGTTAAAGGAACGGCAAGGTGGTGTTCTACTGAATGTAGAGACGAACATGAATATTATGCTAGGAAACTATAATGGCTATCATTAAAGAAGATAAACGAATTGGCCCCGCAGTGTGTTGCAAGTGTGGTGATGACGCAAAGATTAATCATGGGGGCAAATGGTACTGCTCAATAGAATCAGATATGGGTGTGATGAACATAAAAGGATTTTGTATAAAAGAGAGGAAAAATAATGGAAAAAGTTTATGATATATGGATTGAATTAAGTAAAGAGTTAATAACGGTAAAAGCAGAAAACTTAACAGAAGCTTTACAAGAAACAAAAAAAGAATTAAATAAAATAATTGATAGTATCACTGAAGAAGACCTAAAGAAAAATATAGATACCGACAGGGGGTTATATTACTATGGATTTAAAAAGAAAGATAATTCTTCTTTGTACACAACATACGATAACATAGAAATTACAATATATGACGCTTTAGATTATTCATATGTGGAGGGTAAAAAATTTGATGATTTTGGGAACTATGATTTGTTAAATTGGAATAGACCTGAAATAAAACATCTTGTAACTTATTCTTTTTGTGGTTGTTGTGACCATGTACTTCCTAAAAAAGATATAACAGAGTGTTGGGAAGAAAAAGATAATATTTTAAAAAATGAATGTAAAGAAAAAGGTTTGAATTACGAGTATCTTGAAGATATTTCTTCCATTTGTAATACATGTATTGCCGATAAAAAATATATGTGTGAGTACAACAGAATTAAAGAAATTGAAGAAGAATTTAAAGCGAAAGGGAAAACTTGAATCTAATAACGCTTGACTTTGAAACTTTTTATGATGTAGGTTTCAGCTTATCAAACTTAACTACCGAGGAATACATTAGAGACCCAAAGTTTCAAGTAATTGGGTTTGCGGTCAAGATAGATGACGGCAAGACTAAATGGTATTCAGGCTCACATGAAGAACTCAAAGCCGAACTGAATAAAATAGATTGGGGTAACTCATTACTTGTCTGCCACAATATGATTTTTGACGGCGCTATATTAAGTTTCATATACAACATAACCCCAAAGATATACCTTGACACTTTGTGCATGGCACGAGCTATTCATGGTACTAACGCGGGGGGTTCACTAGCATACTTATCCAAGCATTACAATCTAGGGGAAAAAGGAACAGAAGTCCTTGACGCTAAAGGGAAAAGGTTAGAGGACTTTCAGCCACACGAACTACATAGATATGGACAATACTGTATCAATGACACCGAGTTAACCTATAAACTATTTCAGATTTTATCTAAAGACTTTCCGCATGACGAATTAAAGTTGATCGATATCACTATCAGAATGTTTACAGAACCTTTGCTTGAGGTTAATGACGGACTATTAATCACACGACTAGAAGAACTTAAGATAGAAACCCAACAGTTATTACAGGGGTTGATGTCTAGGTTAGAGTGTGAAGATGAGGAATCTGTTAGGAAGAAACTTGCGAGTAATAAACAGTTTGCTGAATTGATAACCGAATTGGGTGCAGTTGTTCCTATGAAAATATCCCCTACCACCGACAAGGAAACCTTTGCACTAGCAAAGACCGATCAAGGATTTATAGACTTACAGGAGCATGAGGACTCTTTTATACAAGAGTTATGTGCCGTTCGGTTAGGCACAAAGTCTACGATAGAAAAAACTAGGATTGAAAGGTTTATAGGTGTTGGTGCTAGGAACAAAGGGAAACTACCAATCCCGTTGAAATACTACGGGGCGCATACGGGGAGGTGGTCAGGGTCAGACAAAGTTAACTTTCAGAACTTACCGTCGAGAGACGCACGGAAGAAAACATTGAAACAAGCGGTGGTCGCACCATATGGTCATAAGGTAATTAACTGCGACTCATCTCAGATTGAAGCTAGGATTTTAGTATGGATATCAGGTCAGGAAGATGTCACACAATGGTATGCCGAGGGTAGAGATGTTTATTGTGAGTTTGCGAGTAAGGTTTATAACAGGAAGATAGATAAGCGAAACAAGGTAGAACGAGCAGTCGGTAAGACTTGTATTCTAGGATTAGGATATGGAACGGGTGCTGCTAAACTACAGAATGTTTTGAAGCTAGGTGCGGGTGTAGAGTTCGATGAAGCCGAATGTAAAAGATTAGTTCAGGTATATAGAGATATGAACAATAAGGTTACAGACTTCTGGCGGACTTGTGAGAGCGCACTACAAGATTTAGTTTATTGGCCCGAGGGGAAAGAACCCTACTATTTAGATAAGCACAACACTTTACTCGTAGACAAAGAGGGAATCAAGTTTCCTAATGGATTATACATACGATACCCCGATCTTCATGTAGACACTTCTGAATCTAATAAACGCTACCTATATAAGAAACGATACAACATGGAAGTCACTATTTGGGGTGGGAGTGTGACCGAGAATGTAGTCCAAGCATTAGCTAGGATTGTAATTGGGGAACAGATGATTCAGATTAATGAAAAGTATAGACCCGCACTAACAGTTCATGACGCTATCGTTTGTGTATTGCCTGATGACGAAGTAGAATCAGGAACAAAGTATATTGAGAACATCATGTCCGTTGCACCTGAATGGGCAGATGGATTGCCTATTGCTTGTGAATCAGGCGTATCTGATAACTATGGAGACTGTTAATGATAGATGAACTAGAAATAGAATGGAGTCCCGACGATGTGAATGGGGATACAACAAGCGAAGATCAACCTGCTGTACCTGATATATGGACTGTTATCCCTTTAGAGATAGACACAAAAGCTATCACTGAAAAAATATTTAGTTTAAAAGATATGTGGGTATCTCGGTCAGATGACTATCCGTTCTATACGCTAGGGCGTTGCGCCTATCTTGATGGGAAAACTGACGCATACTATAAAAATTTAGAGCAAGAAAATGAAATACTAATAAATACATTCGCCCACTTATATACTCATGTAGGGGAAGTATTGAACGCCGCGTTTTATGAAGATGTATTTTTACCTAAAGATTTAAGAGTCCCTGGATTTCATATATTTCCCAGCGACAAAAAGTTTTTAAAGATAGCAGGTAATTGGCACCAAGATTATCCACATATAACATTAGGACTAGAACCTGTTGATACCTTTGCATTTACTTTAGCAATACAGCTACCAAAATCAGGCGGTGGCATGGACTTCATTGACCCGTTTCACCAACAGCAACATCTAGCGTATAATGAGGGAGACTTGGTAATACATACAGGTGAAGAAATACACAGAATTGCAGGAATGAAAAAGTATGTTAAAGGCGAGTATAGAATTACTATGCAAGGACATATAGTCAGACGGGATGGATTACTAGAAGCATTCTTTTAGGAGAAAAAGATATGACTTTAACAGAAGGAGCATTTATTCTAACAGTAAGTTTGAGTGGCAACTACGACGATCTAGAATTCGTCGGATATTTTAATGACTGCCAGACGGCGATCGAATACTATCATGAGAACTGTAGTGAATACATGGCGGCGAGTTGTTTATTAACAGAGTATAGCAATCTTCC